CTCTGCAACCTTGTCTATCTGCCCTGTTGCCTGTCGCGCAATTGTTCCAAGTTTAACGTATGCCTCGGTGTCCCGATCTATTCCTGATTTTAACTTATTGGCTGCTTCGCGAGCCCTTTGCATTCCCTTAACAAGCTGATCTTGGCTTATCTTTCCTTCGCCAGCGGCGTTTACCAGGTTTTTGTACTGCCTTACAACGGAGGCTATTGATTGTTTTTGTTCGTCTGCTGCCTTTTTGGCTTTTTTTGCAGACTCAGTGGCCGCATCTCCACCGCCTGAAGATGCAGCCTGGGATGCGGTTTTTTGCATGTCGGAAACAGCTTTTTTGGCGTCACCGAGAGCTTTTGTGAACTTAGAAATATCCAGCGTCAACGACGCGGTTATCTGACCTGCTGCGTTATCAGCCACTAGCGCCTCCTAAAGGAACGAGGAGAGCGCGTATTGTTTTTGGCTTTTGCTTTATCCATGGCCTTTTTTTCCGCCTCGTTCTTTATTTTGAAGTATTCGTGCCACTCCAAAAATTCTGAAACGGACAGACGCTCGGCCAAATCGTTGACGGTGTAACCCAGTGTCTCCGCTAAGAAGAACAAAAACTGGCGTTCGCCGTCTTTCTTTAGTTTTTTGCGTCTTGCTCCGCCTCGGTATTCATTAACCGAACGGCCTCTGCCGCAAGCTCATCAACCCATCCACCGGACGGCATGTTCATAAGCGTGGCTTCATCAGCCTTCTCAAAAATGTGTTCTTCCGTATTCGGCACGTAGCAGCAGTGCATAATGGCAGCAATCTGGAGCTTAGAGAAGTCCTTGATTTCGCCTGTGGTGCCACCACCTGCGGCAGTCAAAATCTTGCTGCGCTGGCCTACGGTGGGCTGACGAATCTCTACGTCTTGACCATTGATCGGCATCAAAGTAGATGCTCGCTCGGCACCAGTGCCTAAGGTTGCTGTACGGATTAAATTACGGATGTTATTTTCTGACATATTGTCCCCTTATCAGCTTCCGATGTCTCCAAATGAGTATGCGGAGCCAGTAGATGTTCCAGTTTCTGTCGCACTCTGAGGTGCGCCTTGGAATGATATACTGGTTTCCACAAGGCCGTCAACCGAGCCTGTGTTTTCATAGCTCTCAATAACAATAAAAGCCCTGAAAACCTGATTTGAGGTGGGATCAAACTTAATCTCAAGTACCTTCGGCGTACCGTCCGATAGCAAGTCAAAAAGCTTGATTTCGCCTGGGAGAGGATCGGTTGATGCTGGGAGAGTCGTATCATAGTCCTGATTAGGGGTTTCAAGCAACGTCAACGAGCCGCTAAGATCAACCAGTCCGTTTTTATAATTCCTAAAAACTTCACCATCAATAGTTGAGCAATCCAGGATGTCGGAGGACACGCTGATGGAGAAATCCGTAACCGTCCCGACTTCATACTTGGGGAGGTAGTTGATGTCCTGAATATTCAAGGCAGGTTCACCAGCTCCAGGCGTGTTTACGATCCCAAAAAGATGGTCGATGGTGGCGGGAGTGACGGTGGATGTGCCGTTTTCAAACACCTGAGCAGTTGACGGATCTAAGATCTGCCGATTTCCCGATTTCGGTATCTGCCAGGAGGTTCCACCGCCTAAATCGTTCAAAGCCCCAGATGTTGCATTGGAAGATGTG